ACTTTAGGGAAAAAAAGCGCCAGAGACGTAAGGTCGCGAGTTCCTGAAAGGTCCAGGCCGCCATAACATTCTTCTCCCTGCAGCTCCTGCAGGTCAAAGTCCTCTTCGCACCCCATCCACACATCGCTACTCATCCATGGGTTATCGGCATCCACCCACTGACAGAAGTTTAACCGCCGAACAATGCTTTCCTTCGACGGCATCCCCCGAGCCTGAGTAACCTGCTCACGCAGGTACCGATCGGTAAAAGTATGACCAAGAGAGGGGTTTGCTTTTTTCCAGCAGGACTCGTCCTTGAATGGGTCTTCTCCTTCGTCCAGGGAACAAATGAAAGAAAAGAAACTGTCATCCTCAATCGAGCCTTCGGCAACTTTACGCCCATACTCGTGATAGTCGTAGCAGACGCTGGTTTTGTCGTGGCCGCTGTTAGTGATCATGAAAATCAACGCCTGGCGACGACCTTTCGTCCCGGCGCGCATCATTTCCACAACCTGGTTGTTTTTGTGCTCGTGAATTTCGTCAATCAGAGCACAGTGTGGGCGTGGCCCTGACTGCCCATCATCCGAACTGATAGGCCGGAAAAATGAGCCGGTCTGAAGAAACGCAAGGTTCCACTCTTTCCCGGCGCCGCCTGATTTATTTATTCGCTGTGCTAACGCTGGGGACTGATCCACCATCGCGACAGCATCACGAAAAAGGATCATGGCCTGGTCTTTTTTCGTTGCTGCTGCATATATCTCGGCACGAGGCTCCTTATCTGCTGTTAGACAGTAAAGCCCCACTCCGCCAGCCAGTGGTGATTTGCCGGAACCCTTACCAGATTCAACGTACACCATGCGAAATCTACGATAACCATCCGAGTTCTTCCAGCCGAATATCGACCCTACAATAAAGCACTGCCACGGTAGCAGGTTGAAGGGTTTACCTTCATGCTCACCGCCGTTGAGCTTCAGTACCTTGGCAAAAAAGTCGATGGCGCGCTGCGCCGCTGCAACATCCCATACCAACCCGCGAGCATGGCAGGATTCCAAATCTCTGAGATGTCGTTTACAGGAGTTTCTGATATCGGGACCGGCGATTTCTTTGCCGGAGTCTACATCCCGCGCATATTGCGTGGCAGGATCAACCGAAGAACTCGTTGAGCGGGTCTTCTTCTTTTTCTCCACCATCCACTTTCACCTTCGTTCTGGCGGCCGGAGTCAGACCGAATTCAACCAGGTAACTTTTAAAACGTCGATCAGCATCCGCCAACATTGCTACTGCCGGGTTCGCCTTAATCAAAAATCCCCCTTCAGTCTGGACTGTATAAGTTCTCCCTTCGTCCGCGATCGTCAGGCGAAGCTGAAGGATATCTGCATAGATATCGCAAAGACGCTCCAGCGCCAGTGAATCGGCAACTGTAAGAATACCCATGCCATCAAGTAAAACTGTGAGCCTGCCCCACGCAACTTTTCCCCAGTCGCTAAGATGTGCTGGCGGGCTGGGGATTTCTTTTGCTGGTTGGGGCTCTTTATCGTTGAGTTTACGTTTGCCCGGATTGCCGGTTACCACTTTCAGGTGGGTCGGTTTCGGGCGCCGTCCTGCCATCGGAACCTCCCGGAAAAAAACTTTTCATTTCGCGGTTGTGCAAACAGAGGGGGGCGGGCGGTCACGCAGGCACAAAGCTGTGAACTTTTAACCCGCCCTCCTCCTTCATAGCTGCCACACATATGAGAATTGTTATCGTCTGAACCAGTGCGATGCACGGTCAAGTGGAATACCGTTCTCGTCACAGCCCACGACGACACCGCGTTTCTCCATTCGTTGCTTCGTAGAGTCGTGGTGCTGCTTACACAACCCCTGCCAGTTCTTCCGGCTCCAGAATAGCTTTTGTGCCTTCGCTATCGCTTCGGCGTTTCCACTATTCAGCGCCTCTTTCAGTTTGTGCGGAATGATATGATCGACCACCGTTGCCGCCGTCACTCTTCCCTGCTCATGACACATGGCACACAACGGATGAGTACGAAGGAACAGGAGGCGCTCACGGTCCCATTTGCTGCCATAGATACGGGGCGATTTGTTCATGCGATATCTGTCCAGGTGGCTATCAGTCATCATGTGGGTAAGTTACTACTAGGCTCTGCTGTAACGCCTACTTCACGGCCTCGATGGTGGCACCATTAGAGTTCATCACATAAACCTGATCGCCCGGATAGATAAACTGGTAACGGCAGCCATCACCCGCGCCGGGGAAATTTTCACTCGGATATTCCTCAATAATGATGGCAATAGCATCAGTATCCAGCACATCAGTACGGTCACTAATAACCAGTTCCTCCTCCTGCAGCGCTTTGGTCATTTCTGGATCTTCATAGATAGCCGGGAGCCAGTATGCGAAGTCCGGGCTGGCTGAGTTATGAGTAAGTTTTAAAGTATCTGCGAACGTTTCAGAACCAGCTCTGGCTATCGAGATGGATGGCTGCTCACAAATATGCGTAACACCGTTGATGATGGTTTTAACTGTAAACATAGTATTTCCTTCTTCGTCTTCTTGTTACAACAAAAAGCCCCGCTAGTGCGGAGCTATGGGATTGTTGGTTGACTCTCTCACCGAGTTGTAAATACGCTCACACGTCATTCCTGCCTGGTAGCGTTCGTCAGCGATTGCAGCATATCGTTTAGCTTCTGCTGCAATATCTCCGAGCATGTCGGCAAGCATTCCGGCGGTGGCGTCGGTTGTTTTGCTTCTGACGGCAGCGGCAAGATTTGCGGTGTGCTTTGCGGCGTCCAGGCGGGTGGCAAGTTTTTTTGCTTCGGTACGCAGCTGGCTAACAGTGGCAGACAGGCCAGCAGCAGTGGCAGCAGATTTAGCGGCTTGTGCTTGTGCATCTTTTACAGCCTCATCACGGGCAATAATGCGGCCCTGTTCAATAATACGGGCGGCGGTCTGGGCGTTGACCTCCTGAGAGAATTCATCGCTGTCGCGATCAGCCCATTTTTTTTGCCAGCCCCTGTCACTCCAGACGTTGCCGGCGATAAAAGCGCCTGCCATCAGCAAAATAAACACCAGTTGCAACCAGTACCTTTTCAGAAGAGCAGGTAACAGATTCATACCAGCACCGATTTTGCTTTTTCAAAGCGCTCTCGCCTGTCACCGATGCCGTTCTGCCCTCCGTTAATGATCTGCGTAACGCGTACCAGGTCGCCGGAGTATTTCAGACACCCTCTGGTCACAAAAAACCACGCTGCGGAACGGGCGGCATGACGATCCAGCTCAAGCTGTCCCGGATTCGCCACCAGATCCAGTTTCAGGGCAACGCCGCATCTGGTGTAATTCTCCAGCCCGGTAATCTGGATAAGCCCACGCCCGCGATACTTCCAGCCATCTCCGGCGTCTTTGTTACCCATGCGGCCACCGTAAACCAGATTTGCTATTTGCGGCTGGTGGGCCACCTGCTTACCATCGACACGCCCCAGCATTTCACACTGATACGGCGTCAGGCGTTTACCAAACGTCTTCTTCAGCGCCTCCACTGAATAATTGAAGCTTTCCTTCAGAACAGTAAATCCTGCTGATTCATGTCCCGTTTGTGCAATAAACATGACCTGATCGAGTGGAGCAGTAATACCGAATTCGCTCATTGCCGCATCAATGTGTGGAAACCAGCGCGCAGAAAGCCCGGCGCTAATACCAGCCGCCTGCTGAAATTGTTGTTGATTCATCAGTGCCTCAGTGCATCGACCAGACGCGCCACATTACCGCGAGCCCACAGCACAGCGGCGCAGATAAGGATATTCACCATCACCACCAGCCAGTGGGATGATTCATATAAACCAAAAACAAACCGGAAAGGGACGCTGGCATATACCAGCACCATGACATAGGCCAGTAACGAAATCAGGGGGCGGTGTGTCGCATCACCGCGTCGGTAAAACATCAGAACGATGACTATTACCCCACAAATTACGGCATTCAGAACTGCAGAAGGGTCATTTGCTACCATCTGATCCCCCTCCCCTGATACGAGAGAGAATACTGAACAGAGTGTTCAGATCCTGACTGTTGAGAAAAGTGAGAAACTTTATACACATTGCAGAAATAATTACTGCGCCAAGTGCATCCAGTGGTTTTTCATAATGCGTTATTGCCGCAAGCTTAGTACCTATCAGCCCGGCGCCAAGCACTCCCACAATAAATGATGTAATAAAATAAGCGACCAGCCTGATGCGTCCGATGTTGGTTGCCGTGGCGACATAAAACACCGCGCCGGCAAAAGCACCGAATACCACACCATAATCGGTTCCGGTTGCCAGACCGAATACACTGGCCCCCATTAATCCACCAGCCAACACTGTCGCACTGGATACAGGTTCGGACATTCATCCCCCTCTGGTTGTATGGGTCCTCTCAGTTATGAGGGGAAATAAAAAAGGCTGCCTGATGGCAGCCCTGATAAGGTTGAAATCATTTAAACTGGTGATTGTAAAGGTCCGGAAAGTACTTCTGCTTCGCCGTTATGGCAGATATCATCTCCCCTTGTCAGATGCCAGACACCGACAATAAGTTGTCCTGATTCCAGATCGTCAACTGTGTCATTCGTATAGTATGCCACCTGAACAACACCGTTATGCTGAATCCAGTAATACCCTTCTTTCATTCACACCTCCGCAAGACTAAGTAAATAGTATAAGGCGAAGCAGAAAATGCCGCGGTGCAAGAAGCCACAACTCAAATCCTGTTGTACAGGCTGCTCTTTCCAGTCATAGCCTCACCCCCGATAGCTCGGATGGCGCAGTGTGAAGTAGGAATGCCGCCCGGTGGATTAACGACAAAACTCAGAGGGATTATTCCGGACGGCACAAACAGAAAAGCCCCGCACGATGGCGAGGCTTGAATTGTTGCCGGTTACCGCTCCGGCGCGATCAGCAAAAGCTATCGCGGTATCAGATTGTGGTCCTGCCTGTGTGAGCTTTGCGGTCGGCTGGAACATGTAGACTCCGCATCACTCCCCGCACTTTGTCTTATTGGCGTCGGGAATCCATAAAAGAAAACCCCGCCGAGGCGAGGTTCTTAATTCTTGTAACGTCACAGGCGTAATAACCCATCGTTGGAATCAGGTTAGCCATTTTCCGTTAATTTTGCAATAGCTAAATTATTTTGGTCATCGAGTCACGTTTCCCAGAACCTTTTCTGCATACGATTCCTCAATATGGCAATGCTCTACCAGCCGATCGAAAAACAGTTTATAGTTGTACCGCCATACCATTTCCGTTACTCCTAGTGCTTTAAAAATCTCGGTATCTTTGAGACGTGGGTAGCCTCTTCCCTTGCATCTTGGGCATTTTTTATAAACCGGCACGCCCTGCAACTCAGATTTTTTCTTATCGAGAATTTCTCCGCGCCCCCGGCAACGACATTCATTTTTCACATGGCCTTTGCCATCACACGCCTTACACACTACGCGCACCTGCTCACGAACTGATTTCCACACCTCCCAGTCGGACGGAGAAATACCTTTCGTATCTTTTACCCATTTTGGTGGCTTACCATCCGGGTAAGTAACCTTGTTCGTGAAAACCTCAGCATCAATTAATTTAGCACCATGACAACTACTGCACGTCACCAGGCTGGCCGCACTGAGGGAATAATCGCGAAATACATAACGCGCCATAGTGTCGAGAAATTTTGAGCGCTTACTCTCTTCCATTTTCCGTAATGCTCCATGCCGTTCTGCACGCTGCTCTGCTAATTGCCCGATGTAGGCGATGATATTTTCAGAAGATAAAACTCCGGCTTTTGCCAGATACAATTCAATACCCACTGCGGCTTTTGCAGTAAGTAGCCCGAGGGATGCCATTACGTCAGTAATAGTCAGCGTATCAGACGCTATTCCGCATGGTACTGCGCCGGGCATCATAGATTTAGGTGAAAAATATTTAGGTAAAGACTCAAGCTTCATTTCGATGCTCCCGTTTTGCTTCAATGCGGACGTAATTACGAAGAATGCGGTATGCCACCGGAAAAGATCCCCGGTATCGATAAATTCGGAGACGCAACCAGCGCATACGGAGTATGTCGATCAGTTCTGGTTTCATGCTGCATTATCCTGTCGACGTGCGCGGCGCTTCTCCAGCGCCCGGGCTTTACGGGTGAATATGGATTTGATGCGTTTCAGGTACGGGATATCGAAACGGCGTGGCGCATTGTCTGATTCAAGACGCTCCACCCTTTCGAGGCCTATACGCCTGATGAGGCGGATTCGGTATTCGACCGCATTCCCGCTTAACTGCCGGTTGCAGCGCGTGCAGGCTGAATGAACGTTGAATACGTTGAATTTGAGATGTGAGGCGGCACCGCGCGAGCGGTAATGGCTTGCATCGATGGCGCTTCCGGTCAGAAAATTGCTTTTACCAACCAGCGGCGCATCGCAGCTAATGCAGGGTTTACCTTCATCCCGTATCCTGATGTAACGGTTAAAGGCGGCCTGCGCCTCTTTATCCCACTGAGCTTTAGTTTTGAACGACTCACGCTTAGCCTGGCGGCGCTGGCGTTCGGCTTTATCCGCCTGGTGTTTCTCTTTGATACGCCTGGCTGCGGCTTTAATCTTTTCTTTGGCACGCAGCTTCAGAGCATAGATAGCGCCATGTTCAGGACAGCACCAGACAACGTTGCTGTAAGCAGGATGAAACCATTCTCGGCAAACTTTGCACTTACGGCGCGGTAATTTAGCCATGTTCACCCCCAGACCCGGTTACGCCAGCGGTTATCCGGCCTGGCCGGTTTGCTGGAGGTAGGGAGAAACGCGCTAACTGTCCAGGTGGTGTAATCCGGATTGAGGCTACGCTCAGTTTTGACACCGCGCGCCCGATACCGAGCCATCAGCTCATCGGCCTGCTCGGTTGTGCAGTCGTGATGATGGAACCAGGAGTATTTCATCGCCATCACCCCGCAAAGCTCATTAGCTGGGCGGCGGCGTTCTCGGCCTCGCACTGAGTACGGAATGTACGTGATAAAATCCACCGCCAGAGCACATCAAGCGCGGATTTATACAACTGCTGAAATTCGACCTCATCCATGCTGGAAAAAGCAATGCTGCGGGGATGTTTGCGGAGGGTGCCATCAGGTAGCTGGATGGCGTCATAGTGACCAGCCTCAACCGTCACCCATGCGCGGTATGCATCGAAAGATTTACAGAGGCTAATTCCGTTTGTTACCCGGCGGTTTGCAATCTGTTCCAGATACTGTTCAGCCGCATCCAGTAATGCGCCCTCATTCCCGCCATATGCAGCAAGAAACTTTGCATAACCGTTTACCAGTTTGCGCTCGTTGGCAGAAATGGCGCCGCCGGTGGGTTCCCAGTATTCAAATCCGAGATTAAGCAACGCGAAAAAGCGGCGATGGAATGCAGGATTGCGTACCTGCTTGAAGTCGGCCACCAGCACGGCGCCGAGCTATAATCTAGGTCGGGGGTCGGTACTACAGGCGCCGAGCTTGATTTTTGATTGCAGCAAATCGCTGGTCTCCGGCGTAGCCGGGATCAGGATCCCTGAGGACTGCTTAATGAGTTGTAACTGCGCCATGGTGTTCACTCCGTGGCGCATCGCGGTCAGGTTGCTGGTTGTTCAGGCCAGCTCAATAATTATGATTGCGTACGTAGTGACAAGTCAATTTTTAGAAGCCATTTCCCTTACAACTTCCATAATGGTTTCTTTAGACCAGTAACGATCATCCCTGCTTAGTTTTCTGTGAGTTATGGAGCTATCTTTGGTGGAAATTATATAGCGCTCTTCCGTCCCCAACTTGAAGGACAGCAACTCCCTTCCTTTCCCATCGGTTATGGTCACTCGCAGATCTGACTGAACTACACCCTCCACGGAATCCCCCTGAGCGACATACAGACGCGATTAGAAATTGTCGGCAGCAGCATCAAAGGGATACGCAAATTGCGGTATTCTGAAAAATGCGCGCCAGCATTAAGCGCAATGTTAATAAAACCAGTCGTCAGCGCTTTCCCACGTTTCCTGCAGAATGCTCTGTATACGTTTTTTATCGTCATCAGCAGCACCGACGATACTCAGCCCATCCTGACTACCGCGACGGATGGTTAAGTTGCAGTTTTCATACTGATTCTGGAGACGGGTAATTAATTCTTTTTCAAGCGCAGGAACGGCACCTTCCGGAAGCTGTTTTGTCCGGCTGATAACAAGTTCAATTCTCATAATTCCCTCTACATTTAACTACTGTATATAAACACAGTACACCTGTTAGAAATAACATTCAAGAGGTGAATAGCACTTTTTGCAAAAGCTAGCCTGTTGTTTCATATCAGATTTCAGGCGGAAAAACCCGCCGCAGCGGGTTGAATAATCTGATGTTTTTATGCAGCAATTTCTTCCGACTGGCAAATCCCGGGCAAATTGGCACGCACCAGCGCCTCGGCGAAAGGCGGCGGGATAGCGTTGCCGCAGCGGGCCACTTGTTTATCTTTGGCGTACCGCCTGCCGCGATAATCGCGAAAGCGGGTTTTTGAGGTGTTATC